CCTCCTTCTCTTCGTGGTAACCAAAAATCCTCAAGCATTGCCATGTATTTTTTGTCATCACGAATCTCTCCAGTGTTAGCATCATATACGAGCTTATTACGATATCTCATCATGACATCGCGTAAATATTGTTCTGCTTTGACTTTTGGAAGATTACCAACGTCAATGTAGAAAATTCTACGTTCTGGTGCTCTACTTAAGCGATAAATTACCAATGAATCCTCAATCATTCTAAGTTGATTGAGTGACTTAATTGCTTTATGAAGATATGAAAGAGTTGATCCTTTATTTCTGTCTACAAGACCAGAAGTGCAATATGCAATGGAGTCTTTCGTCATCTTGACTCCAGTATTTGCAGTAGTCTTCATTGGATTTGCACCATACCCTGCTTTAGGGTTATAAATGAAGAACTCTTCAATTTCTGGAAAAACATTATCCATTGGATTGTCATTTCTCAATGGATTGAGCCTATTAATGTCTGCTCTTTCGTCTTTCTTTTGTTTTCTTACATAACGCATTTTCATTGCGTCGATATAACGCAACTCTTTAATACCCTCATGAGGGTTTTTCAAGTCAATAATTTTATGGTAATAGAGTCTACCGTCAATATACCAGTTACGATAGATTTCATGCGCTTTCTTATCAAAATCCAATAAATCTAAGATGTGCTTAAATTCTTGTCTAATTGTTTTCTTAATACCATCACTAGCATTAAGATTTGAAAGTTCTATTTCTACAGGACTATCATTGCTATCAGAGACAATAGCCTCATTAACAATATCTTCAATTGCACTATCACACTCTGGATGGAGTGCCATTTCACGATATCTCTTGATTAAATCATACTCAGTCTTATATACACCTTCAATATCTACATAAGAACCAAAAAAACCACTACTCATGTAGTGGTCAACCCCGTCCTCATTGTTAGGAGGAACGGGGGAGACTGCTGACGGTGAGAGTGGTTCAGTATCCTCAATCGAGAATCCAAATAATTTGGACATTATTAAACTCTAAACTGTATCAGTTCTATTTATTACTTCAGGATTTGACCTGCCAGATCCTTAGGATCTCCAGCTTCAAAACTTTGAACTGCGAATTCTACAGTGAATTCTTCAATCGTGTCGCTTGAATCATAAGAAAGATCGATTGCAGAAACGTTGACAGGGAAAATGTCAACAAACTTGTAGGTCTTCAGTGCAGATGCAGAGTTACCCTTTTGGTTCTTAGTACTTTCTCTTGTATTACCACCTCTGCCCAGTTGAGTAACAAAAGCATCGGTCATGTAAGATCCAGGTGAAGTAGATCCAGTGTTGTTGTCCAATTTAGCAATAGCATTCATCCATGCCTCAAAGGCCTGTCTGAGTACAAAGTTTTCATCGTTGATAACGGTAACAGACCAGTTATCAATGGTTCTATCACCAGCAACTTTAAAGATTCTTCCTCTAAATGGAACATCGATTGATGCTACATTCGATGCAGGCATGTTTGTTGCCTTACAAAGGAACTGGAAGGTCTCATCATTAAATGATGCTCCAGGAGTTGAAGTTGTAGCAGCAGTTGGGAAGTTGGGGATTGAAACCTCAAATAGATTGGGGCGGGCACCACCGCCCGCCAGTTTTGATTTGAAATCGTTGATTGTGCGTACAGTCGCCATTGTTCTTATTCCTCCGTTGTGTTAATTAATAGCGATATCAAACTCTGCCAGTGACTTCACTGAAGTCAACTCCAGTTCTGGTGGCGACAAAGGTAAGGGTAATGAAGTTGATTGACTTAGCAGGCTTCAGGAAGATGTCTGCTCTAAACTCATTATTATCAATAACATCGGGAGTGTTATTGGTCTCGTCGCAAATTACGACGTAATCAATGAGTCCTCTCTTCGCTTGAACATCACGGAGGTAAGGATCAACAATGTTTCTAAAGTTCGCTCTAGTCAGGTCATCATTGAGTTCAAAGAGTTGAGCTTGTGCTGCTCTCTCAAGTGCTTGCTCAATGGTGAGGAACAAGCGGCGAACGTTGATTCTATCAAACGCGGAAGCATATCCAAGAGCGGTCTTATCACCAAAGAGGAATGTTCCAGCACCAGGTGAAGTGATGAAGGAGTTGATTCTCTTAGGATAGAGGCGATCTCTTTGTGCTTTACTTGGATTGTAAGCAAGTTTGACTGCGTTATTAATAACACCACGCTGTTGTCCTGCAGGAGAGAACCATGGGAAAGAGTTAACGCCCGTTCTCGCCATCATGCCAGCAACGTCTCCATTACATGGGATGTAACGGAAAGTGTTATTAAAGCGATCGAAAGTAAACTTATATCCAGAGTCAAATACTGCGTAGGAGGAAGATGACAGAGGATTAAAGTAGTTGATCAGGTTGGTTGTTTGCTGCTCGGAGGTCAGGAGTCCGCCACCTGCTGCTGCAACCAAGTTTGCTCTGTGAGCACCGATTGTAGCGATACAATCTTTTCTTGCATTAGCAAGAGAGATGACATAGTTTGCTTTTGCCTGTGATTGTGCTTCGGTGTCGCAACCAGGACCACCAATCAGGAAGTCAAGTTCAACTTCATCTTTATTGCTAAAGAGTCCGTAAGCGGTAATCAGTTTTCCAAGATCTGCCTTGTAACCGTCTCCACCAGTGCTTTGGTAATCATTACCACCCAGTAAGGTATAAGTCTTATTACCGATTGCAAGGAACTGCTTGTCTTGAGCAATAGTTCCAGACTGATTAGTCGAGGAAGTATCGGGAGTGAACGAAGCAGCTGCTACGCCAGTGTAAGCAGTAAATCCAGTTGCTGCTGGTACTGTTCCGTGGAAAGCATCAGATGCTGCCAGAGGATCCTTACCTGCATAGATGTTTGCAGAAAGATCACGGAGATAATCTTTGTAGTAGATCTTCTGTGGAGAATTGACATTAGAGATAGCATCGCTTGCCTTAGAAAGGTCAACGTGCTTCTCAAGAATATTGCCCTTAACTCCAGTTACATCTCCAAGGTCATCTACAACTGCAATGTGCAGAAGATCGTTATGTCCTTGTCTATCATCTGCATAAACAGATGTGCCTGGTTTTGGTGCAATTGTGCTCCAGTAAACCGTGGAGTTAGTGAGACCTAAGGTCTGTTGATCGTACCAGTCAACTGCGGTTGCTGGAGTGATACCTGCTGCACCCATTCCACCAGTGTTAATACCTGAGGAATTAACAAAGTATAAGGTGTCGCTTGTATCGAATGAGGAGAATCCGTCTCCCTCTGCATAATCGATTCTGGTTTCTGCTCCAGCAGAGGAAACTCTAGAAACGATCTTAATATCAACCGTGCTTGTCGTTCCGCTAGCAGCAGTGGAAACACCAGTAACGATTCCCTTTACGTATCCAGTAAAGACTGACGTTGATCCAGATCCTGGAAGAACTCCAGTAATTGCTGCGGTAACACCTGCACCAATCGATGCACCAGCAGCACCAAGATCGGAAGTGGTAATACCAATGGTCTGGTCAGCAAAATCGTCGATGTAGCAGATTCTCAGGTTATCTGCCCAAGAACCTGGGTTCTTAGCAGCATAGTAGAAATCGGTTGCTGTTGAATAGTTGTTGAGGTAGTCGTCGTAGTTCTTGACTTTAAGAGTAGTCGTAGAAGCAATACCAACACCAGCATTTGCGTTCTTAAGGTCATCATCATCTGCTCTAACGACCTTCATCACTCCTCCATAAGAGAGGTAAGAAGATGCAGACATCCAGTACTCATACTGTGCGTCTTGGTCTTTTGGTTCGCCAAATACATTAATGAGGTCTTGCTCATTAGTGATATTTGTGACTTCTTCTACAGGTCCAATTTCAAATGGGCCAGCAATGGCACCAATATTATCAAGTACATTATCAGCTCTTCCTACTGTTAGGTCAACCTCCCTTACCAGTACTCCAGGAGATAATTGAGGAGTCGCCATGTTTTGTTCTCCGTGTTCTCAGTTTATCTGAAAATATTTATTAAATAGCATGTTTTCACAGGGGAAACATGACGTGAATTACCAGTCTGGATAATTCCAATCTGCAAATGAATCCTTTTTCTTCTTAGTACCAACTACTCTTTTAATTGTACATTCTTTGCACTCATAAGAATATGAAGATGCAACAGGGCCTCTATCTTTTCTTGTTCGATAAAATTCTTCTACTAAATTTTTTATTTCACCACAACTTCTACACTTCCTATCCAATAAAAGTAAATGACCTAACTTTATTTGACCATCTAAATCCATTAGCGATAATCCCACATATATGACATATCACCATACTCACCAATTGATGCATTAGACCAACGATCTCCTTGAGCATCAACAAAACTACCATCATTCAAACCATCATCCATAAAACCAAAAGGAGCCATGTCTTGCTCAATTTGATTCTTCTGTTCCTCATATAATCTCTTACGAACATCCTGGTCGGTTAGTTCCTTAAAGTAATCCATTTGAACTAACCAGGCATAGATAACAAGACACATTGCCAAGTCATCATTACATCCTTCTTCTGCCTCAAATGAGTTATGCTTTGAAATAAAGGTTGTCAACTCAGAAATAATCTCATAGTCATTGAAGATAAGTTTATCTTCTTCGATAAGAGTTTTAAGATTAAGTGATCCAACTTTCTTAACGGTCTTTGACATCTTGACGCCTAATTGGGTCTTCTTACCTGAAAATCCCTGACCAACAATCTGACCTGCCCTGCCTCTCATGGAGCACATCAATAGATTTTGATACTCTAAATCATACTGCAAAATACTTGCAACTTGATCTCCAATATCATTTACTTCGCATAAAATAAATGAACTATTATAACTCTTTGCTACTTCATAAATTATATTTGGAAATAACATCGGTTTGATGTCATTATTTCTATATTTTGCTACAACTCTATGAGGAAATTCTGTAATGTCAACAACTACAAATGCAGAGTAATCCTCTCCAACTCCTCTTGCAACATCAACTGTCATTACATAGTCATGATTTTCTTTTGAAGGTTCGTATACATCTAATCCAGCATTTTTAGTTTTTGGATTATCGTATACTAAAGTTCTTAATTTACTAGGAGCAATCAAAGTATCAACTGATCCTAAGAACTCACATTCAAACTCAACTTTAAATTGCTGCTCAGAAGTGTTTGCGATCGTTTGTTCTTTCCAAACTTCATCTCTACCTGGGACTTCACTCCAGTGAACGTCTGTTGGAATATATTCATTCTTACTTCTCTCCGCATCATGCCACATGCGGTAGAAGTGATTCATACCATGTGGCGTAGATACGATAATTACCTTGGTGTTTTTACCAGAAGTAATAGTAGGATAAACAGATGCAAAGAACGAGTCAGCAACGTGATTTGGGACAAACGC